TCGCACCAGTAGGTTTTCTCAACGTTTTCATCGGCCCACTTCTTAAAGGTTTCGATGTAAGGTTTAAGGACTTCATCTGTGGAGCAAGCACGTCCCAGAAGGATGTTTTCCATTTCGGTATGCATCTTTGTTCCATGCTCTGCTGCTTTGCTTGTGGACTCTTTGCTGTCCTTAACGACTCTGCGTGCGTAATCTTCGAGCGTTTCATTTTCCTCCTTGGGAAGAGTGAGCGAGGACATAATGCCTTGCTCTATCTTCCAGCTTGTTAATTGTGGCTTGTCTAGGATTCCAATAATAGATGTAACACTTGGCAGTAGGCCAAGCTTGCGAGCATCGGAGACAGTAGTGTTCCTCTCCTTGCCATTTGCACCTATAATGACGTGAGCCGATTCGCCATTTGACTGATACCAATGTCCCGCCTGGTCAGTTGCGACCAAGCGGGAATTGGAAGGCTCTTTAGCTGATATGGTAAGAGCCATACAACTTAGAACGGAACCTGGTTGCCGTCTCCGTCTTCACCGCCAACTTTGGTTGTGACCGCTGCACCAGCAAACTCCTTGCTTGCACGGATCTTGTCCTGCAACCACTCTGGCATATCTGCGAACTGACCACCTTCCTTCTGCTCGATCTCGTAATATACTTGATCGTTAACAGATGTGGCTGGAGCCTTCATGCTCTTAGGCAGTTTAGACGCACCAGCGATAGCGCAGTAAGCGCGACCAGCTTGGCTAGTCTTGTGGATGAGGGTAAGCATAGCTGGCTTGCCCAACAGGTTCTTTAGGCTGAATGCTTTTAGCTCTGTGCCTGTGAACGTCTGACCGCGCCATTGTTCCAAGAGTTTGCGTAGGCTGGCCTTCTCGCCAAGACTGCGGGTTTGCTCGATGGAAACTACCATCGGCTTGCTGACCTTGGTACGTTTACCATTCTCTTCTACCTCGAACTCATCTAGCTGTTCGGGTAGTTCAAAGGTTAAGCGAACCTTCGGGGTCCACTTCTCTTCGTTATCCCAGTTAGTCTTCTGCGTTCCTAGATCGACTAGGGAATATAGAATACCAACTGTTGCTCCTGCCTCTGGTAGCTTGCGCTCTTGTTTTGCTGATTCACTGATTGTTAGGGCCATATGTATCTCCTTATTTATTTGGGTTTATTGTTGTTGTGGGTTGAAGTCGTTCTAAATCTTCTGGCGTGTTGACGTAAAATCCCTTGGCAATCGTTGGCATATATTCGACTTTGACATCAGAAGGCGCAATCTGTCGAGCTAATTCACACACGCTGTCGGCGGTTAGGATAACAAGCCATTCTTTGCGACCATTCCTGCGGAAGAATACTGCGGGGATCTTTCCCTCTGGGCAATCGCGCTTGGCCTGCGCCATCCAATCTTCAGGCTTTAATGCTTGGCAACGCTTGCCCTCTATATGAAATGGAAAGTTCGCGCAAACCACATCCCCGCTACCACCCTCAGGATTACCAGCGTATTGCTGACTGCGCCTAGCCTTCTGCCAACCTTGTTCGCGCAAGTAACTTGCTAACTCTCTCTCTCCTGCTGCACCCTTTGCCCTGCTATTGATTTTGCCCATCCATCGGGTCTAGCGAGGTAGGCCAATGCGTGTCAACTAAAATTTAATTACGCCAAGCTTTGTTCGATTTGCTGATGTCATCATTAAACTTGCGAATCATCGCCCTAATGGTCAGCTTCTCCACAATCTTTTGATTCTTCTTCACCCAGGCCATCGCTTCCTCCATCGAAGTAACATCTTTCAGCCCATCCTCAAATTTATTCCACGCCTCTAGGTCATTCATAGGTTTGAAAATACACGCCAGCTTTGTCCTGTCGAGGGACAAAATTTAGTAGTGATTGTTTTGCATTTAGATAGTGGTATCAACCAAAACATATCGTCATTCATCGCCCAGCACGCCACATAATCCACTCCAGTAATCAGCCTCTTGACCTGGCTTCCGCTCGAAGTTGTGAACCGATACCTATTCCTATTCGGCTCCATCACTTGGGCAGTTTTTACTTGAATACGAAAGAACTTACCATTCCTCTCAGCCACCACATCGTAACCCGCAAAGTCTTCGTAAGGCGTAAGCACGTTGTACCCGCACCGCAGTAACGCACCAGTAACCCTAGCCACGCCTACCGCACCAACTTGGCGAGCAGATAATTTCATTGTTGACATGACTTTATTTAAGGTAGAGAGTTTTTACATGAAAGCGATAAAAATACTATTGATGTCGGTGTTGGTATCTGGGGCTATGGCTGAAGAAGAGTATGGATTGAATAATCCCATTTATGTGAAGATGCGTGAAGAAAATGCAAAGATGGCTGAATTTGTTGGAGGGGTTTATGGTGGAAGTAATCCAGTTGTTTTGAGCGGGGACACTGCTCTTGTTGACGGAGGAATTGTTTCAAGGAACGGATATGTTTATACAACTCCAAAGGGAATTTATAGCCAGAATGAAGATGTTTACGCTGGTCATGGTGAAATTGTAAGTCGCAATGGTGACGTATATTCTGGATCAAATGGAGTTGTTGTTGCCAATGGAGATGTATTTGCTGGTAGTGGCATTACCTATGTGACTGTGATGGGTGTTTCGGCCAAGATGAGGAAACCTTAACCTCCTCCAAATGTATTCAATCTATCATTGATTCTGTTTTCAAGGCCAAGCATAAACTTCTTTCTTCTTGGATCAGCAGAAGCCCTTGCTCTTTCATCGGCTAATTGAGCTTGGCTTGCCGCAATCATTAGTTCTCTTGGATTTACGCTGTTGATTGCGCTTAATGTCTTGGGGCCAATTGCTCCATCAACAGCTATGTTTTGCCCAATGTTCTTTAACCCCTGTTGTATATACTTTGTTGCACCGCCCATGCCTCTATTAAACGCCATATCCTGAACGAATGGTTGGATTGATGGAGGAAGTTGCGATACGAGCGGTGCTGTGTACTGGCTGATGTATTGCGCTGCTGCCTCTTCCCTATTTTGGGCAGACATACCAGCAATTTTCCTAAAGGCTTCTGGGTGGTATCGGTCATTAATTCCAGCTACCTCGTAATCTCCTCCCATATCACCAGCAGGCAAGGCGTACACTGATAGATTGCCCTTCTTATCCCTTCTTCCCTCCCAATTAACTGTTGTCTTGGCAGCATTTACCAGATCCATCCCAGAGACATTGCTTGGCTTGCTTACTTCTGGCTCAATTATATCGAAACCAAGATCAACTTCGGGTTGTTTCTGTACTTCATTCTGAGCCACAACATTATCTTGCTGAATTGGCTGAGTAATTGGTTGTTGTGCTGGCACTGCGCTAGGTCTGGGGATATTTGCGGCCATCATCTTCTCGTATCGTTCCATTTTATTTCTCCTTTTCTGTCAGATATTCTTTATTGTATTTCAAGAACTGTCTTTTCCCATCCTCAGCCCCTCGCTCGTATGCCTTCTTTAAAGCCTTAATCTTGAAATCTGAATCCATCCCATCAAATGTTGCGCTTTGGAAAATGTTGTCTGTAAGTGCTTTTCTTCTTTGACCAACATATTCTTGATAAATTGAATACTGGCTCTCATCAAGCTTGTAAGTAATTTTCTTATCCATAACGTCTCTTGACGGAACGGATGGAAGCGTATCATCGTTTCCTGTTTCTTTCCATAACTTATACAAGGCCAAATTGGTTTCATCACTTGGAACGCTTCTTGTGCGTGTAAAATCAAGGAAGTTGTAAAGGAATGGATTGGCTCCTTCTGGGGTTTGCTTTATAGGTTCACCCCACATATCTCTTTTTAATGGCAACTCCTCTGCACCTACTGCCTCGCGCATAAATTGTGGCATCTTTTTCTTCAAAACATTTGCAAATAGTTGTAGGCTATCATCGGTTCTTGAGTCAACCATATTCTCCCTACTTGCATTATTGAATGCTTGTAATGTATTTGGGAATGGTATGGATGTTATTGTTCCATATAAAGACTCAAGATAACTATCGTAATCTTCCTTTGCGATTGCATTGAGAAGGGTATTAGTACTCTTTAAGAAAGTTTGATTTAATGTATAACTAGCTACAGATGGCAATCCCTTGAGGGTTACATCCAGAACATCCTCAAGTAGTCCAGAGCCTTCGTTCTTACTCAACACATTTGAGTAAACATTAAAAATTGTTCCCACATAACCAAAGTTCTCGTAACTCTTTATGTCATCACCAGCCTGTATGGATGGATCTTCTCCATTCAAAAGCCTCTCCAACCCGCTTACATTTATTGTATTAGGAGGTTGGGTTGCATATTGTATTCCTCTTTCTTTAGCAGATTTTGATGATGAACCAGTAATGACTCCAGCCCGATACAAGGCAGCAGCGGCTCCTCCAATAACAGTTCCGACAATACCACTAGCAGCCATTTCTAGCGACCTTGCCCGATCACCCTTGCTTGCATAATATGCGCTCTTTGCAAATGCAAGCCCAGGCACTGCTAGGTTTACAACGTCAGTAACCACATTAACAGGAGTCTTTGTATATGGAGCAATAATTGATTTCACAAGTGGACCAACAATAGGAATGCTTTTTACCGCATTTGCAACAACACCGACTACTGCTGTAAGCTTTGTGTCCTGCTGAAATGTTGCCTCTGCTGCCTTGTTTGATATTCCTTTTAACTCTGTCTTCGTTGGGAATCTTACGCTCGCAAGAACTTCCTTGGATGATTTCCCAGCCAAAATAGCTTGCTCTGCAAGAAGTCTTCCCTCTGCAAATCCTCTGGCTGGAACGTCACCAAGGGTCAACGCTCTGCCTACTGGCTCAGTATAAAATCCGATTATTCCTTCGGTAAGCTTCCGCACTCTGTCAATAAGCGCAATGTTACCCCTTGCATTTGTAACCATATCCTTGCCTGTGAATGCTTGTGCCAATGATTTGAATACTCTAAATCCCTTGACTCCCTCTCCAGCCAATGCTGAAGAAGCTGGTATTCCTTCTCCAATAAATGATTTTAACGCTTCCTTTGATTTCGCAAATCCACGAATCATCGCTCCTTTAGTTGTGAGCATTGATTGTGCTGATGTTCTTTGGCCTGCTTTAGCTATTTCTTCTGCTGTTTTACCAGATACAGTAGCTGCTTGTTTTGCAACGTAACTCAACACTGCATCTCCAGCGTTTGCCAATGACCTTACGCCTAGTTGTCCAACTGCCCTAGCTACATTGAAGATTGGATTCTTTACAAGAGATAACGGACTTAAAAGCGTAAGCTGTATGGCCTGTGGAAGCGTCTCTCCGAGAATCTTCTTTGGGAAAATGCTATCAGAATACCTTTGAAGTCTTGTGGCCGCATTGGCCGCAGCGTTTCTTGCATTTTCAGCAATAACAGCAGTTTCTTCGGTCAATCCAGTGTCTTTTGACCTGTAAGTTGCTTCCGCCTTAACCAACTGAGCTTTTGCATTTTTGCTTGCATTGAACAATCCAAGAACAGTATCTCTCACATCTTTTGGTATATTCCTTTTTGCTGCCTCTGCTGTCTTTAATATAGTAGCTAAATATCCAGCAGGCGTGTTTAGGTACTCGCGGACATTCCTTAATGAAACACCAGCCAAAGATGCGGCCTTTGTAACCTCATCCCAATTGATTGCGGCAGATGCAGGGTCTGCATCAATCTGTCTCGCTGCAAGTATTGCATTTGCCCCCATTCTTTCAGCATCATCATACGAAGACGAAGTAATGCTTCTTCTTGCGATAACATTCAACTCATCATCCGTAAGGTCTTCAAGGTTTCCCTTGATAGCGGCAAGAGGAACATTCTGTCTTACTGTGCTTGGCTGAAGCGCAACTTCTGCTTTAAATGGTTCTGGTACTTTATCGGACTTTAATACTCGCTCTGCTGTCCTAGCTATCTTAGATCCCTCTGGAACTTCTGGCATCTTAAACTCTGGTCGCACTGTTCCAGACTCAAACCCCGCCTCGCCAACTACGCCTGGGCGGATTGGTTGGCCCTCAATCGTGCCAAGAACTTCTGATGGTTGTGGTTTGGCCTGTAACGATGGAACAGCCCTTGGTTGCATCAACTGTTGCAACTTATCAATACTCCTTGTTGGTCCAGCTAATCCACCCCCAACAACCATAGGCGTTGCAATCTCAAGTGATTTTGTGGCTATTGGAAATTTTGCCCTGTCAGCCTCGCGCAATCTTTGAAAATCAGCATATCCTTCTTCTCCAGCTATGATTCTAGCTAATCCCTCTTGCCCCATCCTGCCTGCTTCATATCCAGCAGTTCCTCCAACCAATGCCCCAGCAAGCACCCCAGCAGGGCCAGCAGGCGCACCAGCCGTTGCGCCTAGCAATGTTCCAGCTACTGCGCTTGCTCCTGGTATGATCTGCTCGCCAACTGACCTTAATGATGCGCCTACAAGGGTTGGTGGCTCTTCCTCAATCCTTACCACTTTCCCATCCTTTGCCTTTCCAACCGCAAATCCAACACCCTTCTCTTTATCAAATCCAGATGATACAGTAAGAACGCCTTGCGCTTGAGCCTTGCGAACAGCTTGCAACGCCTCTGGCTGAATCATACCCTTCTTGATGGCCTCTTCGGTGGGGGCATAACCAGCGGATATAGATCCATCTGGCCTTGTTTCTGGTGGTAAAGCCTCCAGCGTGTCAGTTGCCTTGAGTATGGCTTCTTGTTGCGACAAACCAGATTGAAGATTTTTATTTAATTCATTTGTAAATAAATCAGCACGCTCTGGTGCGTACACATCAAGCGGATTGCCACCTTGAGAAACGTAGTCGCGCTTAATTTGAGACAAGTATTGCTTGTCTGGTTCAATTACATCAAACCCATCATTTGATGGAGCTTGTTTAATTTCTGGTTCTATTACGTCAAAACCAGCGTCTTGCTGGCTTGCTTTTACTTCTGGCTCAATAATGTCAAACCCCAAGTCGGGACTTGCCATTATGTTATCTCATCCTTACTTTTCCAACTCCTGGAATATAAACGACATCACCAGGCTTCGCGCCACCTTGGATCGCTTCATCTCTTGATTTATAGGTAGGAACAGCTTGCTGTCCCTGTGGCTGTGTCATTGGTTGTGCCTGGGGTTGAGTCTGAACAGCGGGTTGCTGTTGGGAAGGTTTTACAACAGAAGGCATCCCATAGCTTTGTGGCATTTCTTGTCCCTGCAATGATTGCAGTCGGAGTCCAGCCCTACCAATTGCTTGTTCGGATTGCTTAATTTTTTCTCCAACCAAAGCCTCTTGCTTATTATATGGCGCGCCAAATAATGCACCAGGAAGAAAATCTGGACCAGGCTTCTCTCCGCCCATCATGCCTGCTCTTGCGCTTTGAATATCTTTTTTCTTCTGAAGATTTGCCTCAAGTTCTGTTTCGGCTTTAGCCTTATCGGCTTGATACTTTGTAAAATTAGTTGCTTGTTGAAGCTGCCAATCCATTTCCCTTTGCTTTGCCCATTGCATTTTTTGTTCCGTTGGAAGGGCTTTGAATGGAATATCGTCACCGCCCACATTGACCTTAAAATCCTCGTATGGCAAAACCTGGCGTTGCTGTGTCTGCTCTCGCAATTGTTCTGCCTGTTGATAATTTTGCAACTGAGCCTGCTGTAGTTGCTCGCCAAGTGCTGCTCTGCGTAATTCATCTTGATTGCCAAATGTTTCTGGCATCAACTTTGTTAGGTCTAAACGAATTTTTCCCATAATTCTCCTTAAATGCTGATGTCTGGCATCAGTGCGCCAACCCCACCAGCAATTGCACCAAACTCCTGACCAAAGCTTCTGTAGGTTGCAGCTTGTGCTGCTGTCCTTGCGCCATAGGTTCTCGCAGTGTAATCAGACATCGTATTGTAAATGTTCGCAGCGTTTCCTGCAAGCTGAGTTGGGATTGCAGGGTTAGTTGTCTGATAGAATTGATTAGCCGCAGGACCTGTCTGAAATTGACCAGGCATAGCTTGGTTGGCTTGAATGTAGCCTTGGAACGCTGCGTTCTGTTGTCCGAGCCTTTGGCTAGATAAGTTATAGAGCGAAGGTCCACCAGCGATAAATCCTGCCGCAGCACCAAGGCGATTCTGTTGCAAGCTATCTCGCAAGGCCAAGTCGCGCCCAGCAGCAGCACCAGTAGTCTCGCCAGATCCCAGGAAGCTCTGAGCCGCACCATAGCGTGCCAGTTTGCGTGCTTCACCAGCCGCGCCAATCTGCGAGGCTTCTTGCACTGCTGGTCCAAGGCCAAAGATATTGCCCCTAGCAGTCTGCGCCCCACGGATGGCTTGTTCGTAGCCACGGCGTTCTTCCGCGCCAATAGTGGAGCCAAGTTTAAGCTGGTTCAACGCCTCTTGTTCAAGCGTATTGCGAAGGTCTTCAGTCTGTGCAGTAGTAGTCGCGCCTAGTGGCTGAGTGGCCATCTGGCGATATTGACGGCCAAGACCAACCGCACTTCTGTATGCATCTGGATCAATCTGGCGTAGCTGATCTCCAGCACGTTCTTCTGGTAATTTAGCAAACTCGCGGAACGATGTGATCTGTTTCAAGCCTTCACTGTCAGCGGATGTTATGGGTTTGAAATCTGCAATCTGTTGGCTTGCTTTTGTAACTGCACTCTGAACGCTGGTTAAGTCTGATCTAAGTTGATCTATTGATACCTTGGCTGATGCACGCCTAGCGTCACCAGATGGCAACTGGTCATATAGACTTTGTGCTGCTTCAAGCCTGCTATTGATCCCAGCAATCTGAGAGCTTCCATCTTCAGAAATTCTATTTAATCTACTAAGTCTTGTATTATTGTAATCGCTTATGATGTCTTGATCAGACACCTGGAAGTTGAGTTTAGAAGAAAGATCGGATGTACCAAAGTTTGCATCAGCAGAAAGATTGCCTGGAGGCTGGCTTGATAGTTGAGCAGGACCTTGATTGCCTCCTCTTACTCCGCCTGTTAAGGCTTGAATTTGTGAGGCCAGAGAGTTGCGAGTATTTTCTTGGCTTGTCACATCAGCAAGGCGTTGTTCGTATGTATCCTGTAATTTTTGAGTTCTTAGTTGGTTGCTTTCAAGTATTGCATCACTATAGCTTCTTGCAGTTTGTTCTTTTAATGATTGTTCGTCAGCATCCAATTGCTGCTTCATTGTCAATTGCCGATTATTTGAATTAGACACAAGTTCACGCTGAATTATTTTTTCCGATATGTTTCCATTATTATCAACCTCATAGGTTGTGTATGGAATAATTCTTTTTTCTCCCATATTAAATCTCCCCAGCCTGGTACTTCTTAGTTGTAATCTTCTTGGCTTCTTCGTTCCGCTTCAACAAGTCTTCTATATTGGTTGTGTATTGTGGCGCACCAATAGCTGGAGAAACTCCAGCACCATAATCAACTGGAGCAACTCCAGCACCCATTGCAACTTGAGGCTCAACCGAGGCTTGTGCTGGCTGACCATAGGTTCTGGCAAATTGTGCAGTAAGTTGATTACCTAATCCGCGATTTAGCGCATAAGCTTGTGGGCTATATTCATACTGCCTACGCAAGCCTTCTAGTGTGCGTTGACCACCATATTGACGCTCAAGTTGCAGACCAGACTGAACTTGGGCAAGCTGATCGGCAGAGGTAAGTTGACGCTCTAATTGGCGTTGTTCTGGCATATACTTGATGCGGAGAGCATTTTCAAGCGCAGCAATGTCGGGAGACTTCTCAATGTATGTTTCAAGCGAGGATCGGTAAAATAGCGCATTTGCCTGCGCCGCCTTCATCGGATCGGGCGGGGGAGGCGGGGAAGGAATAGATGGTGAGCCACCCATATTAAGCCAAAGCTTTCTGCATAAATTTCATATAATCGTACTTTTTTTGGACTCCATTGCGGTTAAAGATTAGGCTCCTGCGGGGGCCAAACCTATCCCAAAGGATAGTCAGCAGGCATTGCATAGCCCTTTGGCTACGAGCAGTACTTCTACCATCAGTAGAGGTAACAGTCAAGTCAACAAAGGCAGTATCTCCTTCTGGTCTATGTAGGTAATGGGTAGGTTCTTCTGATCCATTGATTACCCTGGCAACCGCTACCCCTACTATTTCATCGCCATCCTTGGCAACTCCAACCATGCCACGCTCGGCATACCAGCCAAACCACTCCCTAAAGATAGGCCAGCGAGACTCTGGTACGCCAGATAGTTCAACATACTCCATAGCGTTCATATAGTCTTCTGTGTCTCGATTGTGTCTGGGTTTGCCGCTGCCATGATCTGGCGAATAGCCATCTTGTTTGCTGAACTAGAAATCTTGATATTGATTAAACGCCACTTTTCGTACTTACGAAGATCACTTGCAAGCTTCTTCTTAACTGATGAAGGCAGGACGGCTGGAAGCGTGAATGGCAAAGTTAACGTTGAACTTGCAATGTTTATGTTTGGGGCAACGCTGATATCCCCAACGTCAACGTCACGCTGAATAAATACGTTTGCATCGCTTGAGAATGAGTTATCAAATACAATCTCAAAGTGGCTGCCATATTTAAGGGAAAAAGGATCTCCAAAGTTAAAATCTTTAGTTCTTACAAATGATTCATAAGCCACGCCTGCATCAACGTAATCAGAAGAAGTTGTTCCAGCGGGACTCTTATACCCAGCATACTTGTTGATCACTCCAGTTGTGGTTTTAAGCATCAACCTTGAACCTTCGGCGTTAAAATTCGTTAAGGCAAACTGCATTGCCTTGGGAGTCCAGGTTCCCTCGAATGCCCCTAGTGCGGTGTTATATACCAGAAGCGTATCATTGGTATCATTGGCCTCAGTAGGTATAGACAAGAAGTATCTATTATCGTAATACATAGCAGTAGATACTGCAATAGCCTGCGTGTTTATGCTCTGGATAACATCCTTAACTATCTCCGAAATGGGTATTCCAACTGAGCTAAAGTCATCCGCTACTGACCTAACCAGCGACCTAATACCATTGTCCGATAAGAATAATATATCGCTACTCACTTGAACCGCAGTACCAGTAGCCACGCACCCTGTATTGTTGGATATGATAGACACAATCCAATCGGCTGCTGTTACTGCATCGCTTGGTACGTCCACCTGGAATACCCTGCGCTTCTTGAATACGATGATCCTATTCTTGTAATACGGAACAATAGCAGTTATCTCGTCACCATCATCGCCGTTAACAACGATGCTGTTGGTGGCATCCCATACCGAGGGATCTAATATGTCCGAGGCGTAAAGCGTGTTTCGATTAGATGCAGAGCCAACCGCAAATAACCTGTTCTCCGTGTTAATCAAAAGCCTCAAACCTTGTGGTGGTGGGCTGGCAGTAGCTGTAGCAGTCGCACCAGATCCATTGCCGACAATTGTGATTGTTGGGTTGGCTGAATAGCCAGATCCGCCATCAACAACAGTCACACCTGTTACCGCTCCACCAGCAACTGTTGTAATAAAGGTTGGCACTGCGCCACCCCAATTAGGTCCAGTAGCAATTGCAGTCGCGCTTGTGTATCCAGTTCCTGCGGTTGTAACTATTACAGCGCGAACCTTGCCGCCTTGCCTGGTGATAACGCTACCATTCCAGAAATGACAATCTCCATCAGCATCAGCCAAAAACATCTTGTCGTTAAACTGAGCCATTGAAACTTCGGTCTCATCATTGATTGAATAACCATTAGACCATTGCTGGGCGTAAGAATTCCATGCGCTTGTTGACTGACTCCAAGTAGCATCAATTGGATGCATGGTGGAAGTACCATTTGATTCAATACTAAAGAATCTTCCATTGGTTACAGTCAATAACTGTTCATTTGTATCGGTCTCGTAGTAACGCATCCCACCCACAGAACCAACCGCGCTGGTTGCAGTGGTGCAAAAGTTTGTTGTACCAACACGAGTTTCAAGGTTGCCCTTTGGGGAAAGGGTCATGTTGGACAACTGCTGTACTTGGTTCTCGGCTAGTAAGTCAGATTGCAGGCCACTAGCTTGCCCACCTAAAAAACTCCTAATGCCATCAAATGTTAGGACATCATCCGTTGCGTCAACGAAATATGGCATGGCTATATTCTCTCTTTAATTAGAGAACATCTCTTCAACTGATAATTCACCCAAAGTAATTGGTGTGATCTGTTTCATTCCACCAACTTGAGAGAGTTCATAATTTGCCATCGCAGCGAGGTCAGCGTTAGCGGCCTGCGTAACGATCTGCGACTTACCATACTGACGTTCACGCTCTAGGGCATCAGCGTGAGTCAAGGCCAAGACAACGTGGCTGACGTGGGGCAAGCGAAGCTCATCTGCAATTGCGCTGGCAGATGGGGGGAAGTCAACGACAACATTAGTTCTGGTTAGGCACTGAAGCTTTTCTATAACCAAGAGCGTGTTTGTGCTGGTAGTCTCTAGGATAGGGTAAAGGTCAAGTTGTGCTGTCCCGCCAGTGTTACGACCCTTGAAGTAAAAGAATACAGGCGTGCCTGTTGTTGCATCATTAAGCAATGAAGAGTTTTGGCTGACAATGGTTGCCAAGTCCATCGCTTGCAATTCCGCATTATTGTAGGCAACTGAAAGTGGGTTTTCTACGTTGGAGCCAAGAGTGACTGTCCTGCTGCCAGCGGTAACGGCGTATGTAGATGTGGTGACGCTTTCACGCCAAGGCGCAAAGTTCCATACACGCCTGTAGTTTAGGCTGGCTGATTTCTGCAAGAAGGTAAGCGTATCGGCATCGGTCTTTCCGATCTTCTCACCAGCGTATTGAGCGATTTCAGTTAGCGTCATTTGTTACCTCTTTCCAGTTTAACTCATTTTCGTCCCAAGTATAATCGCCAATCGGCTTTTCTACTGGTGCATTCCAAGTACAACTTTCTTCGTTTAGAACCCAAGACTGATAAGGCTTTGGGGGAATAAACGCATCTCGCGCTTCATCGTATGTGAATCCAATGCCAGCGTAATTCTTGCGAAATGGAATGCCATTATTAAAGTGAACACCGCCAATCGTATTGTAACTTGTCCTCTTGCATTTCAATCCGTTTCCATAATAGGATTCGCCATTAAAAGTAAGGTCAGTTTCCTTGCCTACAATTACGGAGGTCACAATGTTCTCGTCATTAAGATATGCGTAGTGTGCCATATTATTCAAATGTTATTGTATCAGACACTCCAGCAGTTGTAATTGAATAAACCAAGAATCCAGCAACTGCTGTGCTTGTTGATATTGTTACGCCACCAGAAACTGATGCCAAATAATCGCTTGGTACTTTTAGGATAATTACACCAGAGCCACCAGCAGAGCCAGCAAGAGTTAATCCTCCGCCGATATTTTGTCCAGGTCCTCCAGCACCTCCTCCAGTATTAACAGATCCAGATATTCCAGTTCCACTTGTTCCACCATTTCCCCCTCCACCAGTACCACCAGTACCACCAGCAGTATTTAGGCCACCTCCGCCACCTCCTCCGCCAACATAATATGCAGTTGATCCAGTAATTGCATTAGCGGAGCCAGCGCCACCATTGCCACCAACTCCAGATCCATCTGAACCAGTTGTAGATGCTCCCCCTCCTCCAGCCCCCCCGCGAGCACTTGAAGCATTGCCACCATTACTTCCTTGTGATGGAGATACGGAAGGAGTGTTTCCAGTTCCACCAGTTCCTATCCAACTTACTCCTCCTCCAGATCCTCCATTTCCTCCTGTTCCAGAAAATGAAAAAGCTGCTCCGTAACCACCACCAGCAGCAGTTGTTGTTGAAAATGCCGAGTAATTTCCATTAGATCCACTACCAGAAGTAGTACCACCAGCACCTCCTGCTCCTATTGTAACAGAATAAGCTTGAGAAATGGATGCAGTAAAAGTAGAATTTGTCCTATAACCACCAGCACCACCACCACCACCACCCGCAGAACTAGGCGTCCCTCCGCTCCCACCACCACCAGCCGCAATTAAAAACTCTAGGTTAAATTGCGCTTCTTTAGGCGCAAGAAATCCAAATGGAAAAACAGGCCATGCCATACATTAAGAGTAATTTTTCGATGTCGCGCCAAACAATGATGTTCCGTCAGATACAAATGTAAATATATCACTCTTAGCTGAACCAACAGTTAGCGTGGGCTTTGTACCACCAGGCCACTTATACGTTGCATTCCAATCCAACGTGTTTGATCCAGTGCCTTGAGTCACAAGCAGAATATATGTTGCTCCGTCAACCTTATTGGTTGCATCAGCCATTGTTCCAGTTGTTGAAAGAACAAGCCTTGTCACTTGATTTGACTGCAAATTCCACGCTATGGAGTTACCGCTTACAAGCGTAGTTGCGTTGAAGTTGTGAGCCGCAGTATATTCCTGCGCCGTATTAACAACCGCAACCCTTGTTCCTACTGTTGCCGATCCAGTGCTGATCGTTACATCGCCAGTAAGAGTAGTTGTGAAATTACCAATCGTTCCAGTTGTTGAATTTAGCGTAGCAATTGTTCCCTGGGTAAGATTTGCCGAACCTTGGCTAATGTTGGCAGTACTCGCAGTTAGCGTCTGAACAGTCCCATTGGTGATATTGGCAGCAGTAGATGTAGTCGTTCCAGCGGTAAGCGTGGGGATAGTACCAAGCGTAATGTTGGCAGTGCTTGAGGTAAGGTTAGGAATTGTTCCAGTGGTAATAGTCGCGCTGGTGCTAATCGTGCGATTTCCAGTAGCAGTGCCGTAGGTAAGTTGCTCGGCAATGTTTGCGTTGGTATAGGTTCCGCCAGTAAGCGCATCGTCAAACAGATTTAGTACTGTGGTGCTAAATGGACTTGTTGTATCCCCGCCAGAGGCTTGAGCAATTAAGAGTTTATCGCCAGTGCCTACTGAAGCAAGGTTTGTCTGGGTAGTAATTAAGCCAGAGTATATCGCCGTATCGTCAATAAGGTTATGCAGGCCAGCAGCCGTGACAGTTCCGTTAGTGGCAAATGTCGTTGTTCGATTTAGAATTGTTGCCATAAATTAAGCTATGAACCTTATTGCGGTTGCGTATAGAGTTCCTGCTGGGATTGTGCCATGTGAAATTGTGTCTGTATTAACAATTGTGTATCTAACAACATCGGTTGCTTCTGTTCTAAATGTGCTAATCATTCTTGCTCCAGCAGTAGGCACTCCAGCAGTTCCAGAACTTGAACTAAGTGAATTAAGTCCACCGAATACAATATCACCGATTGCTGCACCAGAAACTGTAAATGTTCCAGTTGTTATATTTGATCCAGATGTAACTGAATCAAGGTCTTGAAGTGTTGCGCCAGTAAATGCAGCAGTTCCATAATTAAATGCTTTTACACCACCAGTAGAGCCAGTAATTCTGGCTGTTCCAAATGTGGCAGAGGCAATCGTTGATACGTTTACGGACTCAGTGCCAATCGTAGCAGTTCCAGTGGATGCTGTGATATTGGAGCCAAAAGTAACTGCACCAAGAATAGTTGGGATGGTTGCAGTAGAAATTGTAGCTGTGCTTGCTGAAAGAGTTCCAATCGTAGAAGTTCCAGTTGACGCTGTGATGCTAGAACCAAATGTAATCGCGCCAAGTTGAAGTGGTATCGTTGCTGTGGAAATGGTTGCAGTACCTACGGAAAGAGTACCAATCGTAGCCGTTCCGCTGGATGCATTGATGCTTGTGCTAAACGTGGCAACGCCAGTAACACCCAGGCTAGAGGATAGGGTAACTGCGCCAGTAATGCCAAGGCTTGAGCTAAAGGTAGCTGCGCCTGTGACGGCTAGGCTTGAGGCTAGGGTAGTAGCCCCAGCAGAGTTAAGTGTACCGCTAGAACGGACTCCTAGAGTAGAAATTTCTAATGCTGAAACGGATGACTCATCGCCAGAGGCAATCGCAACCAGTGTGCCTGTAAATGGAGTATTGCCAGACACCTTCAATAATTGAGGGTAGCTAGTCGAAATGTTCTGCGTTCCTAATGTTGCCATTTTATCTCCCTATCAATTAAAGCGGTTTTTGAAGACATCCCACGCCATTGAGCAGGCCAGCCCAACGACTCCAGCTACAGCCAAAACCTTCGTCTTTAAGGTTTCTAGCGCACTCAATCTATTAGCAGTATCACCATGAAAAGCAAGTGACCTTTCTACCATTGAGTACAGAGTCATCTGGCGTTCTTCCATTCGCACCAAACGCTCTGACACGTTAGATACCCTATCGCGCAGATCCGCAACCTCATCAAGACTCACGACCCTTACCCTCCAAGTATCTTAGTGCAACTGCAAGATGGACAACTGCATCCG